TACCTTAAAATATAATTTCGCCATATCTATTTCTTTTTCCTACGATTAGCCAATTCCTTACCACTGATTCTATTCACCTTCTGACCACCATATACTGCGTGTAATTTATCCCGTTGCATCATCAGCAGATTCCGATAAGGGATAATCTCAAACACTTCTGTATAACTCAGATGCAGCGTGTCAATCAAATGGGCTGTCTGCCCGAAGAACGTTGTGTTTCCTACTGTTTCGGTTTTGCTGCCAGCATCGACACGTTCCTCATCGAGCTGACACACTGAAAAGCCGAAATATCCATCATGGAAAAACACACCTCCAAAGCATTCCTAACTTCTTCAAAAGTCCCGTTCTCCAAATTATCAGCCAGTTCCTCACTGCCACAGATGAAGCATGAAATACCTTTCAGCATATCTTCAGTAGCTTCAGGAAGCTCTTTAATAGCTTCCATGACATTATCTCCAGTCATGCCGATATTGGAAAAATGATGAATGGCACGACAGATAATTTTAATTGTAGGAGGTTTAATAGTATAAACCATCCCTCCTATCTCCACATTCATGAAATCCAACCCTAACAAAGCATCAGAAACCGTTTTTGCTGCTTGATTCATATTCTTAAACTAAAAGGGGGAATGGTATATATCCATCCCCCGGTTATCACTCTTGTGCTTTTACCAATGTTATCTCTTTTTTAAGAGTGGTATCAACTTCAGAAGGAGTGGTTTTAATATCTCCTGACTGAGTGACGTACCCCACTTTCGACACTTCATAGTGAACGGTAGCCCCAGCATTCACCTGCTTTGACTTGACCGTTGCACCGTCCAGCTTTACGGTCGCATCGGAAGGAGTAGGTACAATGGTTACTGTAGTTCATGCCTGCAAAGCTTTAATCTGCCCTTCTTCATAGTTATACTCAGAAGAAACACCTTCGATTCCCGATTCCTGCACCAAGCCTTTTACAGCGATTGCAATTGCCTTATCCGTATTGGCTTCACGGGAAACAATACGGCATTTTGGGAAGATGAACCAGACATCATCATCGGTCAAACAGAACAATGCTTTGTTAATGACCACTTTATCCAAAGCACGCTTCCAACCTACATCTTTAGATGTTGCCTGAATAACATCGCCACCCATGAACGCTTTCTTGGTCTTCCAGTCATATTGTCCGATAGAGAAAACGGGCGATACTTCTCCCGGCACATCATCGTAACGGTAATTTTTTCCCGTTAATTGGTTCTTGTACCCAGTGACAGAGGCTTCTGTTTCCTCAATCTGCCACGTTTCCCCGTGTACATTCAAAACCTCATCTTTCGCTTTGATAGCGGCTTGAATCAAAGTCTTTGCGATTTCGGGGGTAATGTCTGCCGTTACCTTATCAATATCGGCAAACAAGATTCTTTTTATTCCTACTGCTGAAATCATAATCTTATAGTTTTACATTTATTACTTCAAATAAAATTCTCACATTCACGTAATGGCATTTCAAAGCTGTATCCGCTTCCGTGCCAATTGATTCGATAGAGTAACGATAGGTTGTACCGTCATAGGTGCTTACTACATCATCAAGCAGCTTGCCAGCCTTTCTTTCAAGTTCGTTAAGCCGGATTGTGTTCGCTTCATTCTCGCTTAAATTGGGTACACATAGATTCACTTCTGCGAAAGCTTTCTTCCAATACTTTCCCGGCTGTTGTTTCTTCGTGTGGATGACAATCCTTTCGGACTTCAATTCACCCGTCAGCGTTTCACCATCAGGCACTATATCTACTCCGAAAGCCTTGCAATCCCGGTAGAGAATGTTTCCTATGTCGGTAGTTACTATCATCTTTCAAATCGTTTTTTACATCTTTCCTCAGTTCTTACTGCTGCACTTCCCGCCACTTCGTAACCTTTGGATTCTACGAATGACGCATAATCAGCTTCGTTTTTCAGAGTCAAGCCATCTTCATTAACCTCATAATCATTCGATTCTCTCAAATGCCCTGTACAGTCCCGATAACTCCCAGTCGCTTTTGCATCTTCAACGAACATCTCCCCCTCTTCCTTCATTCCTGCAATAACTTCTGTTTTACCTTCCTGGAAGAAATCATCGACATCCGAAAAGTCTGCATCTATTCCAACCATATTACTCTATAGGAAAAATAGTTTGTTTCCAAAGGGCTTTTAGCAACTCCTTCACCTCTTATGCTTCCATCGGCATTCAAACAACGAACCTCTGCACCTGCTTCAACCTTTGACGGCTTGTCAAAGACTACCTTGTACTTGAAATCATACAAAGCACCATTGATAGATACTTTCTTTTCCGCACTTACATCATCACAACGGCATTTGCATACCTCCTGCCAGTATTCACCACCTGTACCGGGAATGGGTCTTCCGAACTCATCCTTAGCCATCGGAGTGATAACTTTTACCTGCAATATGTGTGGGGCGAATATCATAAGAAAGTCACTTTAGGTTTGTTACCCAGTTCGTCTTTCAAACCGTACTGTTTACACAGAAATGAATAGTAATCCTTAATGCCTTGAATGTTCCAAGACATAGAAAAACCGCTTTCGCTGATGGAAGTGGCACGAAGCAATAGAGAGGGGATGAACTTCGCAATTGCCACCGACACCCGTGTTTGGCAATCCTCGTTCATCTCACCCCCTCCGCTTATCTTTGCGTTCAGACATATATCGAAAAGGTCAGCCTCCGACAAGTTAACGCCGAAGGTCTGAAACTTCTGTAATATATAATCGTTTACTGTCATGCGTTCATCTCACTCAAATCGAAGTTCACAATCAGGTTCGGGTTCGCAATCTGCGGAATCCATTCGGCTGTGTATTCCAGATAGCGACCATTGCCATCCTTGTAACCTGAAATCAGCATATCGCCATCTGCCTGAGTGTAATTACGTCCCGGTACACCATCCACAGCTTCATAAGGAGTGTGGAAGCGCATATAACCGATTTTATCCTGCGGAAGCAGGGAAATACGACCATCTGCATAAATGGGGATATTCTTACCTGTTTGGTCTACCACATAATCTTCCTTGATTTCAATAGTCGGAAGTCCGATACCCGTAAAAATAGCAGAAGCCAGTTGCGAAGTGATAATCCCGGTGGACATATACATCTCGTTGCCTGTAAGCTGCATCTTGAACTTATCACCGAACTCGCTTGACCCGATGATGTTCTTGACGAATGTGCCACGGCTCATAATCATCTTGGGGAATGTGCCGTAAATAGATTTCAGTTCATTCAGTTTCTGCTGCAAGTAAGTGACGAAATAGTCTTTATCCTCTGTGTCCGGCTTGATAAACTTGAACGGCAAGTCGATGTTCAATAAGTCAATTCCTCCGGCATTGTCGTCCTTGTTCTTCACGCTTGCTGCTCCAGTCATCAACAGAGAGCCTACGATAATGTCCATACGCTTGTGTGGTGCCAGCAATACCTGACGGTAATCGTCATAGATGAAGTCCACGATGTCACGCATGGCAGCCTTCTGGTCTTCCGGTTTGGCAGCATTATACTTGTCTATCAAGTCCTGTAAATCAGACAAGCGGTCGATTGAGATTTGGTATCTATCACCCAAATAGGCGATTTCGCCATATCCCGAACCAATATTCCTACGTTCACGGATAGGCTTTTCACCATAATGGGAGTTGATGGAACCGGCCATCACACCCGTAACCTGACCAATGTAGTCTTTGAATACACGGGTAGTTGTTCTGCGGAAGTCAAGATACTGCCGCCAGTAGATAGTGTCCTTTCTCGTTTGGAGGACACGCTGAATCACTGCATTTACAATGTTCGGGTCATTAAACAATGTCTGAATAGTTAGCATCATATCTTAGTCCTCCTTCCTTTATTTTGTTGCGATTACACCTGCTGTTCTCAAAGACGCCAAAAGAGCATTCAATTTCGTATGTGCATCTTCTTGCCCAGTAGCATCATCCACTTTAACACCCTGTTTTACACCTCCAAGTGCGGAAGCAGTAGCTGCTGCTAATGTAAATTTGTTAGCTTGTGATGCAACACCATCCAATTTAGCTTTATCTTCCTTACTCATCAAGCCATCCTGGCTGGAAGAAGCCTTTGAAATAGATACGGTTTCTTTTTCTTGTCTAACATCTGGAGCATTAAACTGGAAATGCGGCATATTAGCCTTGTCAATATCAGCGAAAGGCATTGCCAGCTTGGTAGGTTCAATTTCAAACGCGCGCATCAGAAGAGCTACCAACACGATACCGTCCTCTACCTGTTTCCTTTCATACAGGGCTGAGTTTGCAATAACCTTCGGAGTAGTTCCGTCTGCTGCCGTTGCTTCATAAAGAACTGTTCCAGCTTCCAAATCCTCCCCGAAGTCTGCCGCCAATGTCAATTTATCGAAAGCCTTGTCAGACTTGTCGATAGCATTAATTGTCGCTCCATGTGCGCCGTTACCCAAGTGCATACCCTTGTAAGCCAAAGAGTTCTTTTTGATTTTCAATGTGGTATTGGAACCTGTTGTAAACTTTTCATATACTTCCACACGGATAGCCACTTGGGATGTTTTCTTCACCAAGTCAGCTGCAATCGGTGTGAATGAGGGCAAGTACGAGCCGACAACGAGGTTGGTTGTGTCCAACTTGTACGGGCCTCTGCGTCTGCGTCCGGTTTCTACGTCGTAGCGTTCTTCCTGCTCAACTTCCGGTTCAAGATTATACTTAAATCCTGCTGCCATAAAATCACTGTTTTTGTTGTTCTACAATTTCTTTAGTGTCGTCTGCAATCATTTTCGCAAACGCCTGAGTCTCATTCTCCAGTTCTTTTTTTGCTGTATCTGGAGGAACTACACCCTTAAAGCCATCATTCGCAAACTCCTGCTTCAAGTCCTTGAAGTATGCGTCCAAGTCCTCATCGTCCTTAATGGCGCATCGTTTGGCGTAGTTTTCGGGAATACCATACTCCTTTGCCTTTGCCAAAATCTGCTGGCTACGTGTTGCTTGAGCCTTTTCTGCTTCAAACTGTGTTAGCTTATCAGAAAGGTTCTTGTTGGAGTCAATTAAAGCTTGCGCCCATGCAGGCACATCGTCTTTATTCTCTTCCGTTTTGGTAGTAGTGGTAGTCTCGATTGGCTTACCGTCTTTAAGGTTATGCCTCTTCTCGTAGTTAGTCACTGCCGTTTTTGAAGCATCCCCGGCACGGAAATCACCATAGGAGTTAAGCACGTCCGAAAAACTGATACCCTCAACAATGGAGTTTACCTTTGTCTCGTCCGTTACACCCTCTGCCTTTTTAGTAGCGATTCGGGTTAAGATAGCAGTGTCCACCCCAGCGAATTTCTGTTGTAGCCCTGCCAAGATTTGTTCTAAGATTGTCATACCGTATGAATTTGATTTATAAATTTCTACGGTAAATTTCGTTATTTATAAAGAAGGTGAAAAATTATCAGATAGGTGATACACGACAATAAAACGATTGTCATAAATATGGTAAAAAAGGCGTGACCATTGCCACGCCCTGAATCTTTTATACTTCCTAATGGAAGCAGGCCCCATAATATTATTTTTTTAAAGCAATCAATTTAATCATTAAATTATAGCCATATTCAGATAATTTCCACTTTGTTTCCGTTTGTAATCTATTTTTAACCGGATGCAAAATACCTAAAGCTAACATCTGTATTTTTATCTTCTTAAAATCACTGTTTGAGATTTCTGCAGATAATTCTTCTATAGGCACATTAGAATACTTCAAAGAGGAGACATGTTGTAAAAAAGAACATAAAATGTTATCTATTTCTGAGTCGCCAACAGGATCTATCATTTCAGGAAGGATATATTCGAAAAGCTCATTCCAAGTCATTTTATATGTTTCAGGAACATCATCGCCATCATCATTTGGGCCATATAGTGTATAAGAAATTGTATAATAATCCTCTCCTTGCTGAAAATTTCCACAAGGAGATGCCGAAGCTGTTTTTAATTTCTCTATTTCATCCTTCAGTTTATCATTTTCTAATTTTAAATCTAAAATCTTTTTATTAGCTTCAGAAGAGGATGCCTGAGTTGCTTTTATCCAGCCAATACGAGGTTTAGCTTTAATCAATTTCACTAAACTTCTGCTTACTTTCGATCCTAAATCTTCTGGGGACGTCCAAAATTGACACATTTTTTTCTCAACTAATTCAATAAAATTCTTCAATTTGTTTTTCCCCTCATCTGTGGCTTCTGTATTTGATGCAGGAATGTTACCGGGTTCTTTGTGCACAAATGAAATTACAGGTATCCCCTCTTCAATAGCAAATTCATATTCCATTTGCGTATAACTTTTCCCTGTTTTTCTATCTATAGATCCATACCTACCTGCCACTATTAAAACATAATAGTCACAATCACTAATAAGCCCTTTTATTAGAGTCCATTGGTCGTCATCAGCTGCTGGAAACAATTCCATTCCAACAGGTATGCAATCAAGTTCTAAAAGAGCCTGCATTACCTCTTGTCGTTCTTTTTGCAAATCTTGATAAGTTGAACTAACAAACACTTGATATTTCTTTTCCATAGTAGTTTATTCTTTGAATTTATACTCCTAACACAATATTAGCATCAATATTCAGCTTCCGACTTATCTCACGAGCAACTTTCAAGGTTGGCTCACATTTACCTGAAAGGTATTCGCTAATCCGGGAAGGACTTACATTCAACAATTCTGACAGTTTTGTTTGGGTAAGCCCCATTTCATACATACGAAGCTTAATAACATCCACCAAAGAAGGAGTTTCTATAGGGAAATGCTCCTCTTCATAGTCTGCGACCAAATCGGAAATCAAGTCCAGTTCGAGGAAATTTTTATCATCGGTTGGAGTATCATTACTAACCACCTTAAGCAGTTCTTCAATTCTTGAACAAGCAGCCTTGTACTGTTTTTCTGTTTTTATCTTTGCCATACCAAACAAATTTAAGCATTTGAACAATCTTTGTTATCATACTCTTTATGAGTGCCTATCCAACGAATAAACACTTTTTTAGCAGCAAACAAAATAATAGCAACCAGCCTATAATCATTGCCTTTGATGTTAAAGACAAATCTATCATTACCTACATAGTCAACACTATTGAATGTTTGCTTTATATCAGCCAAACACGACCAATCTGCCTTTTCTGTCTTTTTATACCAATCACGCAAAGGCACATCAGCATCAGCATACTTTTTGACGTAATTTCTTATGGCTGCAAATGATATTATTCTCATAACGCATTAATTTGACACAAAGATATTATTTGTTTTTCTGGAAAACAAAATATTTTTCCATTATTTAGAAAATAAACTAGCGGTAACTCATACGAACCACCGCCAACTATCCTGTTTTTCTTATCACAAAATTATAAACCCCGCAATTTTTTTGCTAAGAAGCGTTTTTCTATCCCTGATTTCCGATTTGCCCATTCCTGGCTGCTTGTTCTTCTTTTATCTCAGCGAGTTCTTCTTCAATGCGGTCAGAGTTACCAGCAAACATTATCCCGTGTTTCTGAGACCATATGCCACCGGAAACAGCTTTCACAGCTACACTTACTTTATCATCAAGGCTATCAAGGCGATATGGGATAATTTCTGTAATAATGTCTATCGTTTCAGATGCTCTGTTAAATTCGGATGGGTTAATTGCACCTAAAGCAGACACCAAAAAATTCACTCTACGCTGCAAGAACTCACCTATCACCTCGGCATGATTTTGAACTTGCAAATGTGTCGAAAGAAACACGTAATCGAAAGCCACTCCCGATAAAGCGTTACCAGCACCATTTAGTTTCTCAAAGCTAATTTGCGGAGTATTGGTCATAGAATACGCTTTTTCAAAGAGTGTTTCAACCTCAAATTTGACGGTGTCATTTGCCTGATTCCACGTCAGATATTGAGCATCCGCACCTTCACCCGTAAGTTTAACCATTCTGTCCTTCACCTTACCCATGAAACCCTCTACATCTCCAATTAGCTTCAACAAGGGGAAGAAATGGTAGTCTATGCAATCGGCGTAGTTAGAAAGGAGTTTCTCCAGCCGTACACGGAAAGGCTTTATCTTCTCACAATACGCTTCGGGGCGGTAAGCATAGAGAATCGGAAGTTTCCCGAACCCATGAGCGAAAGACGGTCTTTCCTCCAGCTTAGACAAATCCCACTGATAGACCATTTTTTCAGTGATAGTCATAAAGCAGGTTATCTCCGAATCATCCATCAGCTTCTTCTTGTACTCACGAGAAAAAGCCACTAAATCGCCCTCATCATTGAAGAAAGGATATAGCGTATCGCCCCGAAACGGAGACCACAGCACGCTTTTCAGCTTCTTGGTAGGCTTTACCTTTCCACCAAAAGAGGTTTTCACCTTCTTCCAAAACTTTGCCCAAAATGAATCGTCATCGGCCACATACCAATACTCGGCTACTTCCTGTTCGGAAAGCCAAGCACGGACTATCTTCTTGTTCTGATACTTGATTTTATTGGACTTGAATACAGCCTTAACAGCATCCAATAGTTTCTTTTCGTCATCATCAGTTGGAGTACAATCCATAGACGGCTCTGTACCAACCGTGAAAGCCGTCTGAATGTTCACGATGTCCTGTTCCAAAGGAATAGAGATACGGTTCACCGGCTCGGTCTTGTACTTCGCTTCGATTTCGTATGTCTTGCCAGTCTTTTCATCGTAGTGTTTTTCCGCTTCCTTTTCAAGCACCTTTCTGTCCGGGTACTTCTCTTTGTCGACCATTATTTCATGGCGTTTGGGGTTCCAGTCGTCCCACAGCTTGCAACGGTTGGGAAGTTCGGTCTTTCTACCTTTCTTTAGGTAACTGATTTTCTGCCCGATGTCGGGGAGAGCTAATATTTCTTCGAGTGTTAATGGCATAATCTATAATTTTAGTGTGTGAATATTCCTGTTAAATCTTTTGGCTTCAAAATACGCCCAAGTATATGCCCCAAGATATAATACCTTATCGGGTCGATGCAGTGATTCCAAGCATCAACGGGAGAGTTGATATAATGCCCGTCCTTATCTTTATCCCAAACGTATTTACGAAGTTCTTCTATAATGTGATATGAGCGTTCTGTGACAAACAATTCCATTTCTTTTATCTTGTCAATGCCTGCATTAATAGAGCCGGGGAACTTATCTACCGGATAGATATTCACACCTCTGTTCTTGATTTCCTGTATCAAACGAGGGTCTGCGCTATCCCCGTAAACTTTCAATCCCCACGGCTTGAGTTTTTGCGCAATGGCATTTGTAAGCATCCCTGTTTCGTAGAATAACTCATCCACATAAAGCCTGTTATCGACAATTCCACAGCGAACGCCAGTTGACGGGTCATTTGTGTAACCCCAATCGGAAGCAAGAGCCACCTTCTTGGCGTAAGAAGGGAACTCTTTCACTATTCCCCATTTCTTGAACACCGCACCTTCCGCTACATCAGCCCAGCGACCGATAACCACATGGGCATACTTTTCAGGATTGTTCACTTTCATATCCTCCACCTCTTTCAGGAACTCCGGAGAAAGGTTCTCTATATTATCAAAATAGGTAGTATGGATATGAAGTACGTTCGGATGCGTGGAGATTTGCACCTGCACACCGTCAATTTCCACCAGTTTGTGAGTGTTCTCGATAAACCGCTTATAAACCCAGTGATTGCTATCCGTGGGGTTCATCACTATAATGATACGGTTCTGTATTCCTAATTGACGGATTGAAAGCATGATTGTTTCAAACTCCTTTTCTGAGACCCATTCTTCGGCTTCATCAACTACGAATGTCGTAATACCGTGTATGGATTTCAGTTTGGCCGTCTGTATTCCCGAAGAAGTCTTGATTCCACGAAACATTACGCATCCACCACTTCGCAAATTCTTTACATCAGTCTTCGTACTCTTGAAAAACTTGGAATGCCCATCCAATTCCACCTTTTCCATAAATTCAGGGATAACGGAGATATGGGCAGATACCATTGTATAGCGTGTATATAGGATTTGGTGTACAATCCTTTTCGCGGGTGAAGGATGCCGAACCTCGAAAAGCAGCCTTTCAATGAAAGTGGAAACGTTGAAACTCTTTCCGCTGCCACGTCCCCCGGTTACAAGGATGATAAATTTGTCCTTGTTGTGGTATAATGGAGCATATATTTTTTGCGGTTTAATCTTCACTTTCGTTTTCCTCCATCCATTTGTCTATGTCGATGCCATTTTCAGAATACAAGGTACTTTCCTCATCCTGCTTACGTTCAACTTTTCTCCAATCCTCATCGTAATGGTACAACCAGGTCATTTGAGCACTTAAATTGGGAGCCAATTCACCTTCAACAACTTGTACTTCTTCTTCACCTGTTAGATTTCCATCCTTATCTCGTATTTTCCGAACTGTAGTATTCTTCGTTTTTATGCCACCCAAAGCCATAGCAAGAAACTTAGCACGTACAAGAGAATTAATAGCGCAACGCGCACGCGAAAGGACATCACTTAATTCACTGTATCTACTTTTCTTCTCACTAAATTTTTGCGGTGACAATCCAATGGCATGAGCGATTTCCTTGTCTGTGAATCCCTTTTTGGCATACGATTCCACGAGAGAAAGAAAGTCCTCGCATGTGTAGTCAAACTTGGGCTTTCTCCCTCCCTTACCTTTTCTATTTTGAGATTCACTATTGCTCATATCAATCTACCCGTTCCACTTGTTCATCGAACACTTCTCCTTTTATGAACTTCATGTCCGGCTCATAGCCGAAACGTTCACAGAAAGCTGCTTTTGCTTCATAGGTATCGAAGGAAAGCATTACATAAGCATCCATATTCTCGGCTTGCCTCTGTGCTTTCTCCTTAACCTGTTGCTTGACCTCTTTCATGTGGGCGACCTTTTCGGCACGTTCCAACTGTTTGGCGGCTTTATCAGCTTCTTTCTGTTCGTTTACTGGTGCCATCATATCAGACAAAGCATCCGCAATAGAGCTTTCTTCTTCGGTCTGCAAAAGATAGTCAACACCAATCATGTTCAGGTCGGCATCGGTCAAACCTGCGTTTTTCCAGTCAATATCAGGAACAATACGAGCAAGAGCGTCAAAATCCCATGTACCTTGTGCATTAGGGTTGTTCATTAAAATATTTAATTCCTTTTCCTGCTGCTCGTTCACGTCTATGACATCGACACGGATATAGTAGTCATTATCGGGGAACTTCTGCAATTCGTCCATGACGGACAAACGCTGATGCCCGCTGACTACTGTAAGACCAGTACGTTTATTCACAACTATTCCACCCACCAATCCGAATTTCTTGATACCACGTTTCAGTGTCTTACGTGATTCATCGGAAAGTTTCCGGGGATTATAGTCTGCAAAGTGAATGGCAGAGCGGTTAAGTTCCACCGATTCACTCTTTATGTATTTTGATAATTCCATATTAGCCATTACTTAGACCGAAACCTCTCTGTCGAAGAGTATTCCTTTCGGCTCTTGCTATAAGATTATCACGAGATTGTTTTGCGCGCCTGCTTGCGGCACTGCTACTCCATGTATTTTTTCTTCTCCAATTTGCTTCGCTCAATCTATCTGATTGAGCATATATTTGTGCTCTCGTTTTTGTTCTTCTAACTCGGCAATCCTCCTATTATTTTTGTTTATTATGATACTCCCAAAGCACCCTTTCGGCCATTGGGAAAGTTTTGTAAATTCTCTGCAAATCCTGTGGGTAATTTTTCTCCATCCAAAGCATACAATCAAGGTTAAATCCAACACCTGAGCTGGCTTTCAATGAATATCGGACAGGCTTGGGTAAGTTATGTTGCTTCATGTAAGCAAGAATGTCCTTCTGACTAAAATCGGCGAGCGGATAGCACAAACCGTTATTTTCATAACCGTTTGCCTCATACCCTTTCAGCATTAAGTTGCGGTTCATTCCGTCCGCTTTCTTCATGCCCAAAAACGTATAATAGATACCGTATTTGAACTGCATAGCCTTTACGACATCAGCCAACTTCAACAATTTCACTTTCGGATTTGGAACACAATACATACCGCCACGAAGAATATATGTCAAGTTCCAGTGTGGCACTTGGATAAACTCAATATTCGGATATTTAGCTTTAGTCCAGTTTATCCAACGGTTGATGTGCTCCAAGTCTTTGACGAAGTACATGAACACGCAAACAAGTCTGTCAAACTTCGGATAGAGCAAATCAAGTAGAACAAGCGAATCTTTACCTAATGATAAAAACAGCAAAGCCTCATTCGATTTTACGCGAATGAGGTCTATATATCGATTCGCTTGTTCTACCTTGTTCATAGGTTAGCCACCGTTTAATCCCATTGAAACACGCAAATCAGCGTAACGCTGCCTACGTGAACCTAACTGCGTAGTACTTGCAGTACCTCTACGATTGGCGACCAATCGACCTCCAGCCCCTGCACCGTTCATATTTCTGCGAGGCCCGGCTACTCTGTTAATTCTTCTTGCGACTCTGCTTTCTAATTTTAAAAGTTAAACAAATCAATCTATATGTTTCTCTAATATCTTGCCCAAAGTATAATCCATTTGAGCTGCGAGATATTCTTCACCTTGATACTCATAAACAATATCGTTACCATTTTCATCTGTGAGAATTACTGCTTCTGCGTTCTTTACCTCTATAATGATGTAAGGACGCTTGCCCGTATATGCACCTGTCAGAAGCTTGATTGCATCGTACTTGATAGGCTTTAATTCTACTTCACCTTCTTCGGGTAGTTCTGCATCAGCCGGATATTCTTTACCGCCACAGAGATAAGTGATATATTTCTTAGCGTTTGTTGGTCTGATTTCGCGGTATTCGTGGGTTTTCTTGCCTGCTAAGATTTCATCGAAATACTTCTGTTTGATGCTTAATGTAAGAATGTTCATAATC